AACCTCCTTTATATCCTTTAGAGGTATTATGAACGTAACGGAATTAATAGAACTAACAAATCGCTTAAGTACTGATAAGAGCGAGTTAACGCCTAAAGAGCGTGCTGCTTATTTGCAATACCTTAATATGGCAAATGATGAGCTTTACGAAATATACGGCTCAGGTTCGCCATCTTTAATACCTTATAAAGAAATATTTTTAACATATGAGTCTCCAATATTTAACAAAAGTTATGTTTTTAGCTATCCTAATGATTTATTTAAAATAGAAAATGTTTTTGCTGGTGATGTAGAATTGAAAAAAGGAAGTATAAAAGATTTACAAGTGGGACAAGATATTAATAAATATTTTGGTTCTAAGACAGGTCTTTTTATTAGTAGTAAATTAAAATATCCAACAAAAATAGATACGACTGATAATATAGATAAAAAATATATATCTATATTTTATACTCCTAATCCAAAAAGATTAGTAGAAAACATTAACGATGCAAATCTTGAGACTGATACCCCCGTTTATCCTCTTCCATATCATATATTCTTAGTTCATGGGGCTTTATATTATTTCTATTTTAGTAATAAGGTCTTTATGGATAAAATGGCTTATATAAGGAATGTATGGGAAAATGATAAGAAAATTTTAGCTAATTTTAAAAACTATGGTTTATAATGTTTAATCATCATCCACAAACATTACCAGTTCCATTTCCATTTAAAGGTATTAATACCAATACTAAGGATGATATTAGCTATGGCCGATTTATTCAGAACATATTAGTTAGCGATAATAAAACTGGAGCTTTGCGGTATGGCACAAGCTTAACTGCTAGTTTCCCTTTTGATGACGCTGCTTACTGGCGAGAAGTTATAGCAGTTATGCCGTTCTTAAAAGATAACGGAACATCTGAAAAACTAGTTTATGTCAGGTATCTTGATCAGTCAGCTATTACTCAGGATAATATTGTAATAGCAGAACATCCTAATTTAGGTGGATGGTGTAGAGCAACACTTACGCTTGCCAATTTCCAACAAGAATATAGAACCTTTTTAAGAAATTCTATTAATGATGGAATACGTATTTATTTCAAACAAGAAATAGGAGTAGAAACTGAAATTAATGTTATAACTTCTACCGAGTTACAAATAGTTTTTGATTTCCCTGTGCTTCTAGATAATATTACTAATCCTTTCCAAGTTTATATTGAAAGAGCATTAATTGCCAGAGTTACAGCTAACGGGGCTTACGAAATAATAACGGATCAGGTAGACCCACTAGTAATTGTTTCGCACATAAATTTCCAAGGCAAATTACTAATTGCTAATGGAGTTGATCCACTCAAAGTATATGATGGAAATCAGTTATTACCTTTAAAAGCTCCCGTGCCTATACCAAACGTTACTCCAATAGTTGTAAATGGTTCTAACCTTACTTTTTCTATTCCTCAAAGTTACCTTGCTACATTACAAGCTGATGTAAAAATAAATGATGGACTTACTTTAGTTAGTGATAACGAAAACAAAGCGGTCACTATTACTAATTTAGTTTATAATGCTCCTACTAATAATCAGGTTGTAATGACCATAACAGTTAATATTGCTCCGCAAGCGAATGTTAGGAAAATAATATATCAAAAACTATGTCCATCCTTTAGTTATCTAGCTGTTGTACATAAAAGATTATGGGCAGTAGCTGAAGGTAGAACATATAAAAACAAATTTAGACCACCACTTTTAGCCATGAGAGCTTATTATGCTGCTAAAATGGAGAGTATTTATGATTGGTTTAACCCGCAAACCAATGAAATTGATTTTATTAACTTGAGTAACAATTCAAGCGTTCCTGATAATCTGGAAGCAATAACCATGTTTGAGGGAAGAACCCTGTTTTTAGGAAGAGAAACAACACAAGTTTGGGTAGGAGAAGACCCAACAACTCATGATGACGGACAAGGGATTGTTTTACCAGATTTTAAATGGGAACAGACCTTGCCAGTAGGAGTAATCCAGCAAACTTTATTTGTGGAAGTACCTAATAATCTTATATTCTTGTCCAAGTATGGGATTGTTTCTTTAAGTTCTGTTAATCTTTTTAGGCAGCTGCAAGTATCCTATCAATTTTCTACTCCTATTGATCATTATATTAATAGTCAGCTTAGTTTTATTGAAACTGATAGGGATTTTAGAAGTATGAGAGCCTTTTTATATCCTTATGGGCGGTTTTTAGGTTTTAGAATAAAATATAGCTGTTTTATCTATCAATTAAATAGTGAGGGGGCGTGGGTTGTATTTAGTGAGAACTTTGCAGAAAGCTCAAGCATTTTATATGATTCCACTACTCAAAATTTATATCTTGGAATGCCACAAGGGGAATTGCTGGTTTATTCCGATAAAGTAGGCAAACAATCATATCTTGAATACGGCAAAGGTTATATGTCATGGTTTATTGCTTATAATTGGACATTTTTTGAAAATACATGGGCAAATACCGATGTTTATATTGATAGTAAAACTCTAGACCCTCTTAATGTTAAAATACGTATTTATACTAATCAGGATGAAACGCAAAGTATTAATGAAGAATTAATTATAGATAAACAGGGAATATTATATGACGTTTCCCCTTTTGGATTAAAACCTTATCCTTTAAATGAAACGTTTTTTACTCATGAAATAATTAGATTTACCGCTGATTCTCTAATGATTGAATTATCAGGTACTAGTGACGATTTATTTGTGTTTAATAAACTATTTTTAGCGGGAGGAGTTAATTAATGGCATTAAATCCTTTGATTATTAATAAAAATTATTTTGCTGGTGTACAAGCTAGAGGTGATTTTATAAAAGCTGGTGATATAGATAGACAGTTTGTTACTATTAGCAATTATATTAATAAAAATATAGTTCCAACATTAAATCAATTAATTTCAAGTCAAATTCCCGGTTCTAATAATCCAGTAGACGCTAATAAAAATCTTATTAACGTAGGAGATGGAACTACCAAATGGGATTTTCCAAAAGCTGAATATATACCAGATTATTCATTACTTCTTGCTAAATTAGTACAAGCAAATGCAGGTTCAATACTTGCTACTGATAATAATCAAATATTTAGAGTAGTAAGTCCGTCCTCTGCTGGTCTTGCATTAACAGCAAGAGTCCAGAATACCCCTATCTGGAAAAAAATAGTGGGTAATGAATCAATTAGTAATAGGCAAATAACTAGTGAAAAAATTGCTCTGGAAAGTCTTAGGTCTGAAAATTTTGCTGTAAGTTTTGAAAGATCATTTATTAGAACAATTATTAGAAATCAGTTAATTGTTAGCAATACAATACCAAGTAGTAAAATAGCTAATGGTGCAATAACTACTAATGTATTAAGTCAGTCAATGTGGAATTTATTATGTGGAATAAATAATACACAAGTCGTTTTGGGAGGTAATACTGCTCCTAATAATTTTATCACCAGTCATAAATATATAAATTATTATCCCGGGGCGGCCTCTCCTGTTGACCATACAAAAATAGTGCCTAATTTTAAAATTCCAACTAATTTATATTGCGCAACGGAAGGATACAAGGCGTTTAATGTGGGTAATATTGCTGCTTATGCTATTACTAGTAGAAGCATTGCAAATGGTAGTTTAAATGGACAACGTTTACGTAGTTGTCCTAATGGTAAATGGAACGATCAAAGAACCGTTAGACCAATATCACAATTATTAGCTGATGGTTGTATAGGAGTTGAGAATATACCTGTTAGTTGGAGACAAAAATTAGGATTGTAGTATGAGTATAGATCAATTTACCAGAGATGCGGCATATTTTCAAACCATGCGTGATAGAAGCATGATGATCAATGCTGAGGATCTAGATTTTCAATTTAATAATTTAACTGATTATTTAAATACTAAAATAGTCCCTATAATTAATACCTTTATACAAGCTGAATTTATAGGAGTAAATAATGCCGCCCTTGCTGGGGCATGTTTACTTAATATAGGTGATGGCAATGTTAAATGGGATAAAATAAATGCTAATATCATCCCTGATTATTCTATTCCAAGAGCAAAATTTACGCCTGTTACTCCTTTTAGTATT